TTATATCTTTCCATATACTTTTTCTCTTTCTGTACGCCACTCATAATATGATAAATAACTGGGCTGAAACTCTAATCCTATACATCCTGCATCTTCAATTTCTTTTTTTAGCTTTTCTGAAACATAGTATCCGATTCCCCCTGTAACATTTCTTAAAGCAAAAAAGTCTTCATTAATTATCTCTTCATTTAATATCAATTTATCTATCGTTATTTTCTCAATATTTTCTTTAGCTTTTTCAACGTATATATTGAATTCATCATTATCATTTATACTAAGATCTATATTTCTGGTAGAATATGTTATATCAAAATCATCATCTTTTTTTTCGTAAATAATTCTACTTCGTTTAAAGTTTATAAATTCCTGATTAAATTCAAACATATTTAATAACCAATAATCATCATATATTTCCTTATTTCTTAATATATTAATATTGAAAAATTGCATACCCGTCTTCCTATTTTTCTCCAGTATAATTTTTAATTTTCCACTTACAATTAACATGGAGGAGATAGGACCTCCTTGCATAATTAAATCATTTACTTTCGAGTTCTTAAAAAGCTCTATATCTAATAGATATGGTTCAAAATCTATTTTTTCATGATTTATATTTCCCACAAAATTTGGAATCTCCCAATAAAGTAATTCCATAGTTGGAGGAATTTTAAGTTTATATTCTTTGATGTAATCTCCATTTCCTCTAACTTTTATATTTGATGTAAAATTTATTTTGTAATAATTCATAGTTAAAATATTAAATCATTTAAATGAGTGTTAGGATTACTAATAATAGCTTGTTTAGCTTTTTTTAATATAGCCATTAATTCTTTATAAGCTTGTTCTTCTGTTAAATTTGGTGGTAATTCTTCTAATTTTGTAAAAATAAGATCATTATAATCAAAATGATTATACTTATTTCTCCATGAAGCAACAGGAATCCCATTTAATGCTTCATTTAGATGAAAAGCATTCTTAGACTTTGCGGCTTTCTGTACTACAGGATGTGTTTGTATTTTAGAGGCCCACGGTATAATATGATGTGCTTGTTGTGTAACATCCTTTAACTTTAAAACTTTCCTTAATTGATTTGAGTATCCAAATTTAATTAAACCATCGTTTCCAACAATCCATTTTAAAACTTGCCTAGAGGTAATATCTGATGCTGCTTTATTCAAAACCTTAACCCCCATTTTAGTACTTGCAGATATCCAACCTACAACAGGAACACTACTTGCAAGACTTAAAGTTCCATTTAAGTTATCTCCAATAGAATAATATATCGCTGCATTTGTTAAGTCACACACTTCTCCTATCAAGGGAACTAAACCACCTAAATCCAGTAGTAATTGTAATGTTTCTCGAGAAGCTTCCCAGAGACATTTCCCTTTACTCCATTCGGGGTAAAACTTCCTATTCAATTGATAATTAGCGATAACTAATTTTGTTTTCTCATCAATAAAAGCCTGAGGAACAAAAATAATTGAATGACAACATTGATTAAGAACTGATTTAATCTGTACAGCCGTCATCGTCTCAATATCTGCATAAGAAACAAAAGCCACAAACGCTTCATTCGATTCCTTTATAAACTCCTCTTCATACGGAGAGGCCTCAATTTCTTTATTGATTACTATATATTCTTGAATCTTATCGCTAGATAGCAAAGAAATACTCTTTTGAAATGTTTGACTATATCCTTCTAAAAACCATTTCCTAAACTGGGCAGCTGTTATGGTATTAGGAAGGTTCGACTTTAAAACGGTAGTGATAAATTTTCTTGAATCTTCACTGCTATTAGCATCATAGTAATTTTTTAATTCCTCATAAAAATCTGAATTTGAAGGATCATTAATCATATCCTTTAAATCCGAAGGAAGGCTTTTTACATATAAAAAAAATGTACTTAACGTTACGGTTGGAGTCGTTGGAATTCCTGTGCAGTTTCCATCTCCTACATCTTCTGTAGGATCAAAAGGTCCTGTAGCAATTCCATTTCCATTGCAAGGGATTGAGGAACCCCCACCGGGAACGTAAGTCCCTCCTTCGGTACCTGAACTACTCCCATCTCCGCCTCCTGTACTAGGATTATTAGTATCACTGATAAAATCACATCGGTATGTCATAGTCATATGCACTCCTGGTTTTCTATCTGCCTTACAATTTTCCCATTCAGAGGTGTTATTTTCATTGTGGGTCGAAACCCCATTGTGAACATCACTACAACCTCTAATGGTATATGTTTCTACAAATCCACACGTTGTCATACCTGCTCCTTTTGAAATCGGAGTAAAGATTTCTTTTGAAAGCTCCGTTATAGTAACCTTATCTTTTATGTTCACATACCCCTTTGCTTGTAATGTTAGTTTTTCTTGCTTGGTGAGATTGTAAGAAACAAGTAGTTCTTTATAAGTTCCATCAGGGAGTGGTGTTAGTACAAGATTTTCTAATGGAGAATCGTCTGATGAGTTACTCCGTATAAGATTAAATGTGTAGGTATGATAGTTGAGCCCATTCTCTATATAAGTTATGTTATCAGTGTCAATATAAACATCCTCACTTGTTGTTTTACCGAGTTTATTGGGCGTGTTTTTAATTTTTTCTAACTCTAAATTAAGGGATGCTTTATGCCGGCTTTGATCCAGCCGTATCGTTTTTGAGGAAAGCTGAAAAGGACTGTTCGTAATATGTGTTTCATTCTCGGTAAGAAGATCATTACTCCTGCAAGAATTTAGAAAAAAGATATTTGTTACTAATAAAAGTAACATACAAATACAATTGTTCTTCATTAATTATTTTTTAGTATAAATGTAGATGAGTACAGCTATTCATTTTAACAAATCATTATTTAGTGAATTAATAAACGGCTGCAATATTACATAAAAACATTGAAAATAAAATAGATATTCCCATATCTTACTGTAATTTTTATATACCAAAACTAACTATTAAAAACGTCAAAATTCGACGTGTTATAAATTTTTATAGGAAATATATATGTGTTGAATAAGTTAATTATGTATAACTTATTTATCTCGCGAAACTGCTTGCTATAGTAGAAGGTTTATATTTTTATGGTAAAACTTTATATTTACCTTTTTTAAAATAAGGTATGCAAGAAGTATTATAAAAAATGGCTCAGGCGCAAAAGTTGGGAAAATTTTTAATACTGTTATCTTTGCTGTATTTTTTGCTTAGTTCTCAAATCCTTAGATATTACAAAATCTGTGGCTATGACTAAACTAGCCCACTGGTTCAAAGAGGTGGAAGAGATGGGTTTTAAATCCTTCAACACACTAACTAAAACAGTAATGAATCATTATAGGGATATCTTAAACTATTTTGATAATAGAAGTACCCAATACTTCAGCAGAGTCTTTTAATGCGAAAATCAAAAACTTTAGATTACAACTCAGAGGAGTAAAAGACAGAATCTTTTTTTTATTCAGATTATCCAAACTTTTTGCCTAGCCACCAAACTTTGCGCCTGATCCTTATTATTGAATAAAATTTAAACAGGCTCTAAATAAAAATCAGAAACTTTAGAAAGTCCCTGATTTAGTCCCTAAGTATTGTAAGTTGTTAGTTTACAAGTTTGTTTGCAGAGAGGAAGGGATTCGAACCTAATTTCGTTTGTTTCTGATTAATAGTTGTTTATGTTTTTCGAAATAGGCAAAAAGTAATCATTATTTACTCTTTTTTTACTCTTCTTTACTCAAATGTTCTGGTTAGATAATTATTTTTAAAAGCCTAATAAAGGCTCGTTTTTTCTTTTTAATTAGTGATTATACTACAACGAAGGTTTGATAATACATTTTAAATATTCTTTATATGCTTCGCCATTTAATTTTTGTACATTTTCAAATATGTACAATTTAAAATCATCTATTATGTTTTTTGTTAATAAGTTTATATCAGCGGTTGTTAGGGGGATAAAAGCACTGTATTTATATTTTCCTGAGCTAATATCTATATCAATTTTAGTAGTTTTTTTTATTTTTTGACCATTTGATAATAAAATTATTACCCCCGTTCCATCTACAACTGGTGTTGATCCATAAGTTTTCAATGAGATAAAATAACCATTGTTTTTTACAAATGAAATAGGTTCTAATAATGGGGAGTATTTTGTTATTTTATTTGTGAATTTATCTTTCTTAATATCAATTTTAGAACAATAATGCTCTTCAGGGAAAATTAACGGTTCAGATGTTTTGAATGGAAACCTACTTGGTGTTTTGGAGTCATATAAGAAATATACTGAATTGCCTTCTTCATCTTTTAAAAGTAATATATAATCCCCTAATATTTTATCAATTTTTTTATAATCTGTGAGCAAAAATTTTTTATCCACAACATCAATGTAATTTGATCCAGAGTGTCCCTTCTTTCTTTTATATGTATCCGAGTGATTCATTTCTTCTGATGTATATAAATAATCAAAACCAAATTTTTGAAAATCTTCATTCTTGGGTAATGCAATAAGATATTTTCCTTTTAATAATTCTAAATCGTCGCCAACAAAATATTTAATATCATAACCTAATAAGTTGGTTTGTGAAAAATATAATGAAACCATAAAAAGTCCAAAGAATAAAATTACTTTTTTCATATTATATTTTTTAATTAAAGTTCCACTTCTTTTTTTCGGATAAGAAAAATTCTTTTAAACTCACCAATAAAGAAATCTTGATCTGGATAATCATCTTTGTTTTCATTGTCAGATGAAAGTGTTATGATTCCCTGTTTATATTTTGATATTCTTTTATATAATATTCCTTTTGTAGGATGCCATAAGCAATAAATTTTTTGTTTTTTAAAAGTTTTTGGATCATTCCAAAATATTTCTGAAATAGGCTCACACCACACCCATTCAAGAGGCAATAGTGTTGGAGACATACTGTAATTATTTTCTTTAACTTGAATTCTGTAATAAGGATCAGTAATTTTTTCTTCAACCCTTACCAATACTTCTTCTTCCATGAAATTTTGTTCTATATAATCTTCTGAAAAAAAATGTTGTTGCAATCCCGCAAATCCAGGAATAGGTATTGTTATTACCCTTTGACGAACAAGTCCTGATGCATCTAAAATTCGATCTTTTTCTTTATGTCCATTATTTTTTTTAACCTCTTTTAATTTCTTTAGAACAGCTTCTTTGGTTGGGTTGAGTGGTATGTTTTCTACATTTTGTGTATAATTTTCTATGATTTTTTGAGCAACTTTAGATATATTTCTTTCTCCATACTCCCAACTTTTTACTGTTCTTACAGAAGATCCTGTTATTTGTGCTAAATCTTCTTGTGACAAGTTATATCTCGTCCTAAAGTTTTTAATGTCTAATTTATTCATACTTAGTTGTTTATAAAATTTAACAAAATTTTAACACACATTTGGGTGTGTTTTTATTTTGAAAATATACACATTGTGTATTATATTTGTTTCAACAAAACAACAGGACAAATATACTTAAAAATTGGAATTACAAAACATATGAAAACATTGACAAGACTATCAGTAATCAATAGGGAGAATTTTTTGAAAAGTGTTTATCAACCAATTTTAGGTAAAAAGTTTAGTGAAGTTCCCATAAATGTGTGGAAAAAGGGGAATAGAGCTTTAGATCTTCTTCTTGAAATTCAATCAAGATATGAGAGTGATGCTAAAATGTATCAAGAGACTCAGAAAGTTGAAATTACTTGGGAAATGATAACTGGAAATGGAAAATATAGTTTAGACTAAAAAATAAATAATCATGACATTTAATTATAATACATGTATAAGTGAACAACTTACAAATTATTTTAAAGATTACACAACAGAAATAGACGTTGCCAAGGCTTGCGAAAAATCAAAAATTGGATTTCACACATTAAGAAGATTAAGACTTGGTGAAATCAATGTTTCTAATAAAGCTAATGAAAATGCTCTTATTGAATTAATGAGGTTAGCTATAAAAAATGCGGAAAATAATATTCATCATGCCATAGAATGTAAAAATGGTTTAACTGAAATACTTGATTGTGTATGAGCTCAGAAATTGACTACAAAATTGCAACTGATTATCTGAATAAACTTCCGGAGAATATAAAAATAGAATTGTGTAACCGAACACTTGGGCAAGTGAATGATAAAAAACAACCTAAACGTAAAATTCGGAAGTTTTGCTCAGAACATATTAATATCCTTATTAAAAATGGAAAGTTATGAGGGTATTTGTAATAAAATCCAGATAAAATTAAATATGAAATCATCAAAGTTATACATTATCACAAGAGAGAACGATTTGCTAATAAGAGAAATTGAATTTGAAAACGAAACCTCAATAATAGTTAAATCAAGATTCTATGCCAATATTTTAATCATTTATGATAAATCAGAAAATGTTTTTAAATCAGAAAATGAAGCTTTGAGATTTCAGATCTTAACTCAACAACGATCGAAAAAAGAATTATAATGAACAACCATTTAAAATTTATAAAATGACAGACTTAAAAAAATTATTTACGGGAGGAGATTTTGAATTATTGAATCAAATTATTGATGATCATCCTACTGCCGATTTTGGGATGAAAATATTTTGTGAGATTGTTTTAAACTCTCCTTGTAATAATGATGAAGAAAAAGAAGAATATGAAAGAGAAAAAGAAAAGCGTCTTAGAAAAAACCATGAAGAAAGAAAACAAAAAGAAGAGCAATGTATTGAGTTAAAATTCAAACTTCTACAACTTAAAAAAATGATTGTTTCATCGTGAAATTCCCAATGGATAAATGCATTAAAATAATTAATCTTTAAATATTTACAAAAATGGAAAATCAAAAAAAAGATTTGGTTTTAGCAAACCTAAATGAAATGCCGAATTTACATGAAGCGGCTGAAAGTCCACGTGAATTAACTTCGGAATACTGGACTCCTGAAAAAGAAGGAGAATATAAAGTAGGAGTAATCATTGATTTAAGAGATGAGCCTTGCTTGACAGAAGAAGGAGAAACTATTATGCTTCCTTGTATTGTTATGATTTCACAAAGACAAGACAAAAGCTTTGAAACTATCAGGAACGGATCCAAGAGATTGGTTGCAGCTATTGAAAGTGCGTTAGATGGAGGTGAGGTTGTTATGGGGCAAACTCCGGTAAAAGTGTCTTTTGTTGGTAAAAAGAAAAATAAAAGTAATTCTTATTCATCTGACAGATGGTCAGTTAGATCGATAATCATTTAAGTATGAATATTGAAAATTTAAAAAACTCCCTGCCTGACTTGCATCAGGCAGAAGTTTCAGAAAAAGATTTTGATACAATTGATTACACTCGTCCGTTAAATGAGTATCCAACTGCCGAAAAAATATCAGATTTCTTATTGAGCAAAAATACCAAAAATATTCACATTTATACCGAAGATTTGAATGTTAATGGAATAGCTGTTCAGGATTCTATGGAAAAATACCTAGCAAAAGATGCTTTACAAAGTTCGCATTTTAAAAAGGCTTTGATTTCCCCGTTACATTTGGGTTTCTCTTTAGATGATGATAAAGCAGAACTTGAAAAATTACAAGAAAAGAAAGATAATTTAGAATTGGGAACCTTTCTTCATGAATGTATCCTTGAACCCACAAAATTTTCAAGAGTGATAGTAGAGCCTAAATCATCCCTGGCCTCAAGGGAAGGGGTGGAAACACTTATTAAGTTTTGGAAAGCGACTATTGAAGAGCAAGGTTTTGGAATCAATTCACAAGGTGAACAAATACCCGTTTTTCAAACATTTGAAGAAGCCAAGAATCATGTGAACGGTTTAGGATTGAACCTTGAAAAACAAGATGGATTAAAAGCCTATTATAGAAGCTTAGTTAGTTTATCCGGAAAGGCCCCGGTGAGTGAAGAGCACTTCTTAAAAATTCAAATTCTCAAAAAACAATATGATCGTTATGGAGGTGGAATTCTGAAAGAAATTTTAAAACATTCAAAGCGTGAAATTTCATTTTATACAGAACAAGACGGAGTAGAATTGAAAGTAAGACCTGATGCGATACAATTTGAAGAAAATATAGGTGTTAATGCTATTATTTCCATAAAATCAACTGCTTGTGAGGATTTAAGGGCTTTTTATTACAATGCGGCAAAGCTTGATTATGATTTATCAGAAGGGATGTATCAGGAAATTGTTTCCAAAGTTACAGGCCGAGATTTTAATACCACTATTATGATTATGCTTCAGACCGTTGAACCTTATGGAATAGCTGTTTTTGTATGGTCTGGTGAAGATATTGAAATGGGGAAATATAAATTTCGAACGGGTTTTCAAATTGCAAAAGAATGTCAGAAAAAGAAACATTACGCAGGCTATGAATCCTTTGCCGAAGAAGGCAATTTTGGATTGATCCAAATGCAGTTGCCCTTATGGAATAATAAAGTATTACTCCCCACTCATATTTAAATTATGATTTTATTTAATAAAAAAATTAAAGCACAATACTTAAACGATGGAGATGATTTAAACGATTGGATTAGAGAAGACGTAGTTCTGACAGGAAGGGACATGATTTTTATAGCGGACAATTGTTCCGCTATTTTAGACTGGTTAGTAATAGTCAATGGAGGATTGGATTTAACGATTAATCCGGACGATTATGTTTACCTCATTGTGCATTTTTCTCATATTCTTGAGTCTTTTCACAGAATATAATCACCTAAAACTATAATCAAAATGGAATCGATAATTAACAGAAACGCAGCCTATCTGGCTATAATCAGTGAGTTGGCTGAAAAAAGGCAATATATTTTTAATGTCATTGAACTATATCCCAATGTTACTTCTAAGGATATTGAAAAGCTGACATTTTTACGCCCTAATCAAATTACAAGTAGAGTTTCAGAATTAAAAAATTTATTTTTCATTAAAGAATCCGGAAGTAGAGAAAACCACTATTCGAAAAGAGGTAATACTACCTACCGAATTGTAGAGAGTATGGAGGAAAGAATTGATTTAATTAATGCTGCTTTTGTGAGTCTGCGAGATGAAAAAAGCAGCCTTGAAATGGATTATCATCTCAACATAAGTAATTATACAAGAGAGAGTATTGATAAGAAAATTAAAAAGATTAAACGTCAATTAAAATCTCTGGGAAAAATTTTAAATACCATCCAACAAGCCGCTTAAACAGATTAAAAATGCCTAAAATTTTCGGACGAATACTAAAAAAACAAAAGATTGAAGGAAAGATTATTAGGGTGAATTTGATTATTGAAGAAGATACAGACAATCAATTTTGCATACAAACCAGACCTAATAATTTTCACAAGATTATAGACCTTGATACGGGGGATTTTGTACAGATTGAATATCGAAATGAAATATCTGAACACGATAAAAATACTTTTAATAACCTGATACTTGAAAATATTCAAAAAATAAGATGACAGCACCGGCATTTCAATTATACGCTCAGGATTTTTTGACAGGATGTATTTTTTTGACTAATGAAGAAGTAGGTATTTACATCAGAATATTAACCAAACAATGGACTGACGGTAAAATACCCAAAAAGAGACTTGGGTTTTTAGTGGGTTTTGAATGGGATACGTTTTCTGAAGAATTAAAAGAGAAATTTATAGATGAAGGAGGGTTTATTTATAACAAAAGACTGGAAAATGAACGTGAAAAGCATACAAATTTTCATAAAAAACAGGTTGAAAATGGTAAAAAAGGGGGGCGTCCAAGAAAAAATATACCGCTTGAAAATGTAGATAATATTGCTGATTTAGAAGGAGATAAAAAACCAACTAAAACCCAAACAGAAACCCAGATAAAAGCCCAAAAAAGCTCTTCTATATATGAAGATGAAGATGAAATAGAAATAGAAGAAGAAATAGAAAAAGAAAAAAAAGGGGGTATGGGGGAAAAGAAAACTGAAGAACAGAATCAAGAAGAAACCCCAAAACCAAAAAAAGAAATGGTACTGATCATACCTGAAGACTTTGAAGAACTATGGGATGAATGGAAAGAATATCGAAAGGCCAAAAAGAAAAAGCCTTATGCGGGGATAAAATGGGAGCAAAATGCATTGAACCGATTTTTAGAGCTATCCAACGATGATCCTGCCTTAGGCAGAAAAGTTTTAGATCAAACCACTTCCCAAAATTGGGAAGGACTTTTTAAACTCAGAGAAAATGAACAACCCAATGATCACAATACAGACCACAACATTAGACGCCTCCGAAATGATACCAGTAAAGTTTCTGGGACATCAGAAATTATTTCCGGTGCACGTTATACAGAATTTACCTGACATCGTTAAAAGAGATATTCTTTATCCCAAACTCAATGATAAAGCACTTGGGGCTGTTGAAAGAGAAAAAGTGACCAAAAGATTAATCTCTATGCTTCAGATAAAATTTGACTTCAGGCCAAAAGAATCCGAAGCTGACGAACTAAGCCCTCAAGAAATAGCAATGGCAGAGTTTGGTTCTTTTATCCGTCAATATTCGCTTACGGGTGAAGAAGTCCTGGAGGCTTACAGAATGGGGGTAAGAAAACAGCTTTGCGATGTTAAGGGCGAAATTATTCAGATTTACCCCAATCTTTCCATCATTCAGGCGGGTGAAGTTTTAAATGCTTACATGGATTATCGAAGGGAAAATAAGCAACATACCAATGGTGTTGAAAAATTAAAGGCTCTAGTGTATCCCCCAAAAGAAATTTCAGCAGAAGAAATAAAAGAGGTTAGAAAAAGAAACAAAGAAACCTTCTTGAGAGCCCTTGAAGAAAATCAACCCTGCGAACATTCTTTTCTTTATTTCAATGAAGTGATTAAAAGAGGGGGCTTGAAATCCTTCTTAGCAAACAAAGAGGCTGTAAAAATCGCGATTTATAATAAAATGAAGAGTATGCTTGAAAAGGAAAAAATAAAACAAAAATCAGCCTATTTTAACGTTTTTGAAATTTCTCATTTATCCCATTATTTTACCCACCAGCTGGACGAACTTCCAGTTGCGGTGAAATTTGCTTTTGAAAAGTTACAAACAATAGCTATGATTCAATTAAAAAACGACCTAACTTACAACTGGTTTAGAAAACAGATTATTAAAAAAATCAAAATTAAAATATTAGAATTAAAAATAGGCCAAGAGGTCATTATTAACACTAAAAAGTATGCATATAAAGGTATCCAAAAGAAAAGAATAAAAGATATTGAAACAACCGAAAAAGTTATTTTTGAAGATCTGGAAACTAAAGACGAAAAGCTATTTGAGCTTACTGTGCTTAATAAAAAATTAAAAGAAAAGAATGGTGTAATTGAATTTGGATGAGTAAGAAAATATTAATCATATTAAAACGTTGATAATAATATAATCCTATTCTTTAAACAAAAAATATAATGAAATATTGAAAGAATAATGATAGAACACGTAAGAGAATTTGTTGAAGCTCAAAGGCCGAAACAGGAACTAGAAACAGTAAAAACACAATATGAAAAAAAATGTAAAGCCAACACTAGCCCAATTAAAAACAATACCTGCCATAAAATTTTCAATGGATGAAAAAGAAAGATCAAAAGCTGTTTTGGAAAAAGTAAAACTGCAAAATAAAAAAGTGGTAATGCTTCCTAAAGGATATTCTAAAGAATGGGAAAAGGCGAAGGAAGCAAGGGAACAACGAAAAATAAATAAAGCGAATTTATGAAGCATGGCTCTCTATTGGTGGAAAATTAAAAAGAAACCAACCATTTTGTATTATTTATTACCAATAAAAGAAAGCTAAACATTAATCCAAAATTAACCCAGAAAGATCCAATGGTTTTCTCTGGGTTTTTGTTTGTTGATAGTTGAAAATTAATTTGTTATATTGAAAAAAAATTTGCATTTTTGTATGGTAATTCATGGTGGGTTTCTGCCAAAGTTCAACACGATTTCAAGGTGATGGTACTACCATAGTGTATCAAATTCTTCATGGAGTGCATTCCAAATTGCACAATGTTTCCTTCAAGTGAATATAATTCTTGGAAGCATCTATAATCAGACATTATCATAATAAATCGATTTCGCAGCTCATAAAGCTTGCAACAAAATATTTTAACAATTTCATCCGGCAAAGAGGAACTTCGGGCGGGTATTTTACTTGTATAAGTTGTGGAAGAACCCAATCTATATCTCAGCTCAATGCCGGACATTTTTATTCGGCAGGAGCTCATGCTGTAACAAGATTCGATGAAGATAATACCTGGGAGCAGTGTATACGTTGCAATCTTCATCTTCACGGAAACCTTACTTATTATAGGAAAGGACTAGAACAAAAAATAGGACTCAATCGTCTAAGAAAATTAGATGAAAAAATTGCTATGTCTAGACATACTCATTTCCGCTGGGATCGATTTTCATTGATAGAGATTATTGAACGATATAAAAGTAAGGTCTTGTGAGTGAGTTGGAAATAAATAGAATGAGGAATTTACCACAATAACCGAATTAAGAAGTAAGGGTGTAAAGAGCAGATACCCTGGTAGCCTATCCCTCAGGCTTGGGTTAGACACAGTGAGATTGGCAAAGAGGTCTTTTCACCTTATTGTTTTTCATCCTTTTTAAATCTCACAAGGGCGTGTCCACTTACGAGAGGGTGGAATTTTAACTAATAGAAATGAACAATTTATCCAATACCAACTTTCGTTCAAAAAATGTAATTCTGTATGGGGAAGCAAGACAAGAATAATGGAAGAACACCAGATGGGAAATTTACTAAAGGTAACAAGCTCTCCGTTGGTAATGAAGGCGGTCGCCCATTAAAGTTCAAGAGACCAAAAGAGCTTGAAATACTTTGTAAAAGATATTTTGAATGGGCAGATCAAACCCCCTGGATAAAAAATGATGTTATTAGAAGTGGCGATCATGCCGGGGCTCCTTTACATATACCTACACAACGACCTTATACTCTGGTGGCATTATGTCATCATTTAGGAATATCAAAAGCATGTTGGAAAGATTATGAAGAAAGAACGGAGTTTTTTGATGTTACAATGTGGGCGAGGGAAAAAATAGAGAATCAACAAATTGAGGGGGCTTTAGTAGGAGTTTTTAATGCCAATCTAACAGCCAGAATTCAAGGAATAGCTGAAAAGAAGCAACATGAAGGAAATAAAGAAGCTCCAATAGTCACTGAATCCACGACTAAAGTCATATTTGAGGACTATTCACAAAACCCAGGTATCATCCCAAAACAACCCTAATCCTTTTGAAATGCTGATAAGTCATCCATTTTCTCATTTATATAAACCTGTATTTGAAACCCATGCGAGATATATTCCTTTATGGGGAGGACGTGGACGTGGTGGTTCTTATACTGCAACAGCATTGTTTTTATTTTGGCTTAATAATCTCCCTTATTTTAGAGGGTATTTAATGCGTGAAATTTTAGGGGATGTTCGGGATTCACTTTTTCAAGACATGAAAGATCGAATTGAAGAAGCTGGAATTCCTGAGAACTTTTATCGAATCAATGAACATGAAATGGCTATAAAACATCCCTATAATGGAAATTACATTCATGCTAAGGGATTTAAGAAAGCATCCTCAAAGCAAAGAGCCAAATTAAAATCACTTGCGGGTGCCACCCATATCATTATTGAAGAAGCGGATGAAATTTCGGAGGAGGATTTTAACCAATTGGATGAATCATTAAGAACCATAAAAGGAGATATTAAAATTATTCTACTTTTCAACCCTCCACCCAAGGATCATTGGATTTTGAGACGCTGGTTTGACTTAGTAGATAGTGATGTTGAAGGGTATTACCAAGCAGTACCCAAAAATAGTCCAGAAGTACTATCCATATTTTCTACCTATTATGATAACCTTGCTAATATCACCCAATCCACAATAAACCTGTATGAGAATTACAAAGAAAATAATGCTCATCGTTATTACACCACTATTGCAGGATTAATTTCGGAGGGAGTTAAAGGCCGGGTGTTCGGAAATTGGCAAAGAATACCCCAGCAAGATTATGTGAATTTACCGTATTTAGAAATATTGGGTCTTGACTTCGGATTTAATGATCCGATTGCGCTAGTAGGAAGGAAGCTTTATAAATCAGAATTGTTTGCTCATGAATACCTCTATGAAGTAGGGCTTACTAATAAGGATTTAGTAGAGCGGTTGGTATCCCTTGGAATATCAAAGCGGACTTTAATCATTGCTGATTCTGCTAACCCAAAAGATATTGAGGATTTACGAAAGAATTACGGATACAACGTTCAGTCCGCTTATAAAGGGAAGGACAGTATTCTAAATGGTATTAAGAAGATCAAAGAATACACTACTTATATCACTTCAACATCTGACAACTTTTGGTATGAATATCAGCATTACTGTTATACCCTAGATCAGTATGGAAAGCCCACTGACTCACCTGTAGATAAGAATAATCATTGTATTGATCCTTTGAGATATTCAATCCATGAGAAACCGAGAAAAAGTTATTCAGTGTATTAATAGTGATGATGCTAATGAATTTTTTTAAGAGAAAGGAAAAGATTCTTGCAACACCTCACCAAGGTGATGCTAATAGTAATGATCAAGTAAAATATGGATTTAACAATTTAACTCAGCATCAATTTCAATTGCTATTAAAATATGGTAAAGCATCAGCTAACATTGGAGGATTTAAAAGTAAAGCGTTCATTGAACTTCCCTATGGAATGGTAAAAAAAGATGTTCCGGCACTTTTAAAAGATGATAAAGTAGTTGAAGCTATTAATCTTATTATGGAATGTCAATATGAAAAGTTTGAGTTAGGAAATTCCTCAGGGAATGAAGTGTTTGGATTCTTAATTTGGATATTGAGTCAATATGAATTTATTAAGAGGATTGAATCAAGGCATCTTCATTCTGATCCGGACCCTGAAATGTTAGCTGCCGGAATATCAAGGCTGAACGAATTTGGTGAAATGAGTGTAATTGACAATCTGGCTAACGGAAAGATACTAGAATATGATAGAATAGAAGCATTACCCTATTTCAAAGTATACCAAAAGCTAAAACTGGACAAGATAATAAGAGAAATAAATAAAAAGTATCAAAAAATAATTGAAGAAAAAACCAGGAAGAAATGAATATAGTGAGCTTCTTTAAACAAGTAGTCGAAAGATATAATGATGAAAGTAAATGCGGCTTTTGCTGGGCTTTTAAAGCTCCACTTTCAGAAAGTGGATTAAGCAGGGCACAACTAAGAGAAGAAGATGAGTGTTGTTTACAATTATTCATTACGGACTATGAAACCGATACAGGATATAGGATGAATGAAAAAACAGGCCTTTCCCATAGAAAGTATTGTGATCATAGCTTCACGTTGTACGTGGTTAAACCTTCAGATATAGGCCTAAATGTGTATAATGAAATACCCGGACATCCCATTAATGAAAGTCTATGGGAAACCATACTCGCACCTATTCAAAATTGTATAGGCTGTGGAAATGAATTTGATCTGTGCGAAATGGGCTATTCTTTTGATATTCTAAGATGGAAGATGAAAACCGTTCAATTCAAAGAAGATCACAATTATACAGGATGGAGAATTTTAGGTTTATTCAGACAATTTATAATATAAAAATATGACAAAAACAGAGACTTCTCAAAGCGCAGCCCCTAGAAATAAAAAGCAGTCCTTACAAGTGAAAATTATTTCCGGGATTCTCGCTTCTTTTATTGTGCTGGCTTTAGCTACCCCCTTTATCAGTATAGGAATATTAATTGGTTGGTTGATTTGGAGATAAAAACAAAAGAATATGTATTTAACCCACGAAGAAATAGAGCGTGTTTTGGATCAGGTCATTAGTATTTTTCTGATTCCTCGTTTTCGGGAACTCGGTATGGATGCCACAGGGGAATGGCTCGATACCCTAGAAAAAGAATTAGGGGAAAACTCAGGAACTATAAGAGGAAGATCATATTCAGAGCAATTGGCAAAAGGTAGAAAACAAGGCAAGATGCCTCCTATTGAAGCGCTTGAAAAATGGGTGCAGGCAAAGTTTGGTCTTAGTGGAGAGGAGGCAAAAAATAGGGCCTGGGCTGTTGCCAAAAAAATTGAGAAAGAAGGAACCTCCTGGTATCAAAAAGGGGGGACTGATTTAATTGAAATCTTAAGTGAACCCAGAACAGTACAATACATTCAGGATGAATTATCTGGCATTATCAAACTTAGAATTGCCGAAAATTTAATTAGAAATACGCAAGAAGTATTATTATGATTATCGATATAAAAGTAGAATATGTACCACGGGCTAATATCCGCATGGGTACTGAAAGTGAAATTATTAGAATTGGCCTTATTGATGGAAAAGGACAAATGGAAAAGACTGAGATTGAATACAAAACGGCAAAAGGAAAAGTGAAGATAGTATGATCATTACAGGTTTAGAAAATAACTACTACTTATCACAGAATAATATTTGGATTAGCATAAATGGTTTTACCGATATTCCAAATATATTGGAACTCAATGTAAATAATATCACAACAGGAGTTGCCTTACCGATATTAAGAATGTCTCCTTCTCCAGATAATGAGTTCAGATGTAATATCTGTATTCCCGTACGGGCTTTATTTCCATTTCCTGATCACATCAACATCAATTCTCTGCAATCTTTTCGGTTTGATTTTACCGTGAAATTTGAAGATATAGAAATTCCTGCTGAAACCATTTCCTTAACGAAATACTTTGTACTGGGAGGTCGAAATAAAAATGGAAAAGACGAGTGGTTTTTAACAGCATCTACGGAGCTTATTGTAGGGAAATGGCTGGAATGGAGAACTGTAGCCCTCCCCGGTTATGCTAAAAGAATTCAGGGGAATGCCATTGTGGATTTTATTCCTACCGATAAAGTAGTATTAAATAAACCTGTAGGTTGTGATTATAAAATCATAAAGTTCCTAAATTCTTTGGGGGGCTATCAATATTATCTCTTTGATAAGTTTCAGGAAAAATATAAGTCCAAAGTGGGGAAAACCTTATCCAAAATAACGGACAAGCTAAGGCAGCATAACCTTAGAAATATCGAAGTGAATACGGAAAGAACCATTGAATTTCAAACAAAGACAGCTTTTGCTGCCCAAAGGGTCATTACCGATTTAATTTCTTCCCCCGAAGTTTTACTCTATGATCCCACTGGGGACGACAATGATTCCTCGTGGGTAAGATTGATCATTGAAAATAATGATTCCATCGAGAACAATTGGGATCGGGTCTATGAAAACAAACTCGAATTTTCCTTTTCAAAATATATTAATAGAACGATATGATCACGGAGATTTGGATTGATGGTAAACCACTGGATTTGTATACTGATACAAGTATAAAGCATAGTTTACAGGTCAACGATATTGCAGAGGTAAAGGACAGGCAAGCATCTTTTACCAATTCATTTTCGATTCCTAAAACTCCCAATAATATTCAACTCTTGGGTGGACTTGGAATTCCTTCAGACACCTCCCGAGCACCATACCAAAAACCTGATTGCAAAATGAAGATTGAAGGATTTGATTTTATTGTCAAAGGCTGGATGAATGTTACAGAAACAAGTGATGATTATAAAATATACGTATACTCAGGAATTATCAATTTTTTCAAAGCCATTGAAAACAAAACATTAGGGAATGATCTTGATTTAAGCGAAATAGATCATATCAAAGATTTAGATACGGTTATTCAGTCTTTTTCCAATACGAACTATAAGTATCTGATTACGGATTACAATGGTCTTACTCATTACGGGAATGGGGATAACGTCATTAATATAGACCATCTCGTTCCGAGTGTCAGTGTAGAATATTTATGGAATAAAATCCGGGATACTTTTGGATTTGATTACACCGGGAGTGTTTTTGGAACCGAAGCATTTACTAACCTCTGGCTGACATACCCTAAATATATCGCTATTGATGAGCTTATTCCCATTACAGAAAATTCGGGATCCAAGTTTATTGGAAACACCAATATCCCTACGAATGATCCCAACTTACGATATGCTCCTCTGTTGGTGTCAGGGTATACGAATAACCAATATTTTATAGCTCCGGAAGATGGAAATTATAAGCTCACTTTTCATGTTGAAATTGGAACTGAATATTCTAATGAACTTATGATTAAGTATTTGCTTTGCATCAATCAGGAGAATATTAATTATGATTCCAGAAGTTATACAACACTTATCATAACGAATTTCACATCCCAGACTCAGGACATTAGCATTAATGTTCTTCTTAATGCCGGGGATAAAGTTTCTTTTTTCAATTGGCATCCGAATCCCAATGGGCATATCCAATGGAATTCAGCCTACACTATTAAGTGGGAACTCTTTGATGCTGGAGATGTATCCTTTTCTCAGGAATTAAAGGACTTTTCCATCAAAGATTTTGTAAAAGAGATTTTGATTCAATTTGGGCTCACTATATTCCCTGATGAATTTTCTAATACTATCGAATACATAACCTTAGGGGAAAGAATCAACGATGCAGAAGTTATGGATTGGTCAGAAAAATATAGGGAAAGAAGCTCAGAAAGTTATGTGTATGAAAGTTATGGACAACAAAATATATTTTCTTATCAATATCATGATAAAGAAAGCAACTACAATGATGGAGTCATAAAAATTGCCAATGAAAACCTTACAGAGAAAAAAGAAGTCTTTACCTCTAAAACGTATTCGCCGGATAGAGATTTTGTGAAATTTAAAATTAACGATGAGATTACAGAAACCTTGCGGGTTTTTAAGCTTTATGACAAAAACGTTAAGGAAAGAAACGGTCAGATAGAAATTGAATATAAAGGACTTGAAAAAAGATTTCATTTTGTAAGGGAAAGAATTTTTACCGCTGATACCACCATAGGAAGCAAGGTCTTACAGCAAGAACAAATGCTATCTTCTTTACCCCTTGCTGATTTTCAAGGATTAGACTGGATGAGTTTATTGCAAAAAAATTACAATGTATTTGGACAAATACTTAATGATTCAAGATTACATGATATTGAACTGAATTTAAATTTTATCGATTATCTTACCCTTGATTTAAGAAAGCTCTATTTCTTTCAGCAGGAACAGCAGTACTACCTTTTAAACAAACTTCAATTTGATAATACGAGCTCTAAAGGAGAATTCATAAGAGTTAAAAGATACTATGATGATGTGGAAATTGTTGATCCTACTGACCCCAATCAGCCTTTCGTGAATATTGTTTGGGCAGAGGAGACCAATACTCCGAAAACAGGAACAGCTTCTTTGATTGAGGTCAAAATAGCCTCTTCATACTCACAAAATAATGATCCTTTTGTCACTTTTGAGTGGGAAAAATCTGGAGATAATATCAATTGGATTAGTCTGTTGACAGGTGTTTCTCCTTATGATGTTCCTTTATCTGATGGTATTCAGTGGATCAGAATGAAAGTTATAGCAGAGTCCGGAAACATTATTTACTCCAATAAACTCCAATATGAAAAATTCATCATTGTTTGTAAAAGGTACCATGTCTGGGCTGCGGATTATCAGGGAATAGATGAGCTAATCATCGACTATATTAACTGTGATGGGGTAGCAGTGCATGTGGCCGTAAGTGGTCCGTTTGGCTATCATGAGTATACGATGTGTGCGAGTGAAAACTCAATCAATACCAATGGAACCATTGAAGATTTAGGAGGCTGTTAAGCTTATTTTACAATAGAAACTATATGAACCAAAATATAGACTTAGGGACATTTACTTGGGACACGACCAAGCTCTCGGATCAAATTGCAGCTAATTATTTGGCAATGCAAAGACTCTCCGGCGCTATAAGGGATGCCAATAAAGTCATTAAGCAATCAGGAGATACAATAAAGGAGTATGAAAAAAGAATTGAATCCGAACAGAGGGCGCAACAGAGGCTCACAAATCAATTGGAGAACGGATACATTAGTCAGGAAAAATACAACGAAGAAATTGAGAAAAGTAATCAGCTCATTGATGGTTTCATTGATCAGCAGCAGGATGCAATAAGGACTCAGGCTAATTATGCAGTTGAAGTGACCCGCACCCAGCAGCAACTCCGAGAGATGAGGCAGGAACAAACCGAACTCAATAATTTAATGTCTGCCGGAAGAACGGAAATTCAAGGTAATGAGGGTTCCTATAAAGAGCTTAATCGGGAATTAAGCGCCTTAAAAATAGAGGCTAAGAATTTAGGTGCTGAAATGATTAAACTTGAACAATCAGGAAAAAAAAATACTGAGGAATATAGGAATTTGGCTTCTCGGCTGGCAGAAGTGACAGTAGAAGAGCAGATGTTAAACGAGCAACTAGCGAACCTTGATTCATCCTTAGGAGATAATCAAAGAAATGTTGGTAATTATAAAGAGGCTATTTCAAGTGCTTTTGCTGAAATTTCTCAGGGAACTCTTCAAATGCTAAGTGGGAATACTCAGGAAGGCTTTAATTCTGTTAAGAATGGTTTTAAAGGGATATATGATAATGCGCGTATGCTTATTAGCTTTTTAATTTCCAATCCATTAACAGGGGTGTTGGTAGGTATCCTAGCCATTGGAGTCGGAATTTATCAGGGAGCTAGTTATATGATCCAATATAATGAATCGATCAAAGAGAATATCAAATTAACTCAGGATCTTACGGGCACTCTAGGAAAAGCTGCCGACAATATTCGGGTAAAAGCCCAGGCACTCAGTGAAACATTTGGTGATGATTTTGGAGAGGTGCTAAAAACAGCGAATACCCTTGCCAAGCAATTGGGCGTAACGTATGAAGAGGCTTTTGATAAGATTGAACAAGGATATATCAGAGGAGCCAATGCCAATGGTGACTTTTTGGACAGACTTTCTGAATATGGTCCCCTATTAGACAAGTATGGATTTGATTTAGAAGAAATCATAGGTCTTCAGATTCAGGCGCAGCAGCAGGGATTATTTGGTGATAAGTTTGAAGATTCTATCAAAGAGGCGGGATTGTCTCTTGAAGAGTTTACCAAAGCACAGTCCGATGCTATTTCAAATGCCTTTGGAAAGACTTTTTCTGATAGAATATCTCATGATGTCAACTCCGGAGTTATTACGGTTAAAGATGCCCTTATCTTGATGTCTGCTGAAGCTAAAAAGCAGGGTTTATCGGTACAGCAGTTTGGAATTCTTACCGCAGATGTATTCAAAGGAGCAGGCGAAGACATTGGAGGAGCAAGAGTATTATTTGAAAATATTTATCAGGGAATTGATAATCTTCAGGAGCCTCTTACCCAAGTTCAGCAAAAGACCCTTGATCTAAGCAAAGCGAATTATGAGCTGGCAAAAGCAAAAGATGATGCATTGAAATCTGATTCACTCATGGAATTTATAAGTAATATGAATTTGTTCCTGATAAAAGCAGAAACTGTATTTTATAAATTCATAGGGATTGTAACCGAAGTGATCGGCTGGATTGATCAGCTTACTGGAAGTTCTGAATTATTCGGAGAGATATGGGATGCTTTATCTCAGTATGCTAATCAGCTATGGAAAGCTGTCGAGGCGGTTGTGGATGTATTTAATGATTTGTTTGAAGCATTGGGACTGAGTAACAATGAAACACAGTCCTATATAAAGTCTATTCTTAAGGTATTAAATCCTTTACATCTGCTAAAGTTTTCAATAGAGGCAATTACGTTAGGATTTAAAACGTTCTCTGCCGTGATTCAGTCCAGTAGAATTAGTCTTACAGCATTTGCTGTAAGTATAAAATCAATTTTCACTCAGCTTGTTTCAGCGGCAAAATCCTTTATGAGTTTAGATTTTGAAGGAGGTCTTAGTACATTAAAAAACATCAATATTTCTAAAGAGTTTGCCAATGCCAGGAAGGAAGCTGAGAGAATTGTAGCTTTAAATAAGACTCAAAAAATTGATCCGCCGAATAAAGTTAAAGACTTGAGTTTTGTCAATGATAAAAATCAATCTACTACTCAAGCAGATCGGGATGCCGAAGCAAAAGCAGCTGAAGAAGCAAGAAAGAAAGCAGAAGCTGATATAAAAAGAGGGGAGAATAAAAGAATTACTGATGCTAAGAAATCTGCTGTTGATGCTAAAAAAGCCCTTGAAGAAGAAGCTAAGAGGGAATTAGAAATAGCCAGGGTAGCTGCAGAACAAAAATCAGATCTGGCTAAAACCGAACTTGCAGAATATATTTTAAATAATGCCGAGAAATATAAGAATGATAAAACCCTTCTTAAAAGTAAGCTGGATGATCAGAAAAACTATTTTGATACTGTTCGAAAACTTCAGGAACAGATAAATAATCAGGAAGAAGTTGCAAAAATATTTGCTGTTCAACAGAAGATAGATGAGCTCAATAAAAAGAAGGAATTAAATCAGAATGATCTTAATGAAATCAGAAACCTCAATATAGAGATTGAAAATATCCATAAAGAGTATTCCAATAAAGATATTGAGCTTACCCATCAAACCAACGAAAAAAAGAAAGAGCTCGATAAAAATTACGAAGAGCAAGTTTTAGAACAAAGAAAGCTCGCAAGAGCCATTGATTTCCAACAAAATATTCTTGACTTAGAAGACGGGCATGCATCAGAATATGTAATAAAACAAGTTCAACTTGATGAAGATACCCAACAAAAACTGGATCAATTCTTAAAAGAGAATGAGTTAAAAAGAGAACTTGATCAGGAGGATTATGATATAAATACTGAAATAAATGCACAAAGAAAAGAGCTTGAAAATCAAATTGCAATTATTGATGATGAAAATGAAAAATTGAGAATTGAAAATCAATTGGGGCAAATCAGTATTATTGAGCAGCAATATGCACAGAGCAGAAAGCAGATTGATGATTCGATTACTCAATCAAAGTTAAATGGATTTGCCACAGTATTTGGTGCTGCCAAACAGGCCTTTGGGGATCAAACAGCTGTTGGAAAAGCAGCAGCAATTGCTGAAACTACCATTAATACTTATAAAGCAGCTCAATCCGCCTATTCAGCATTGGCAGGTATTCCGGTTGTGGGCCCTGCGTTAGGGGGTGCAGCAGCAGCATTTGCTGTTATTACGGGATTAAAAAATGTTCAGAAAATTGTTTCTACCAAAGATACATTTGCAAGCGGGGGTCTTATTCAAGGTGCATCCCATAGTAGTGGAGGTGTGCCTATTATGACCCCACAAGGAATGATTGAGGCAGAAGGGGGTGAAGTTATTATTAATAAAGTTTCAAGTAGGCTATTTAGAAATGAGCTGTCAGCTATTAATCAGGCTGGTGGCGGAGCAAAATTTGCTGCAGGTGGGATAGTAGGAAGCAATTTGGCTTCTGTTCAAAATTTATTCAAAATAAATACTCCCAATATTACTTTAGAACAAGACGCTATATCTCAAATAACATCAGCGATATATTCTGGAAGTCAATCAGGAATTTCAGATATGGCAGACTCACGAAAAATACAACAAGGTGCAAGTTTTTAATATGAGTTTAGATAAAAAAATAAAAAGACTGAAGCAGGCATTAGTGGAGACTCATGATCCCGAATATATCAAAACATTAAAAGCTATTATTGTTGGAATGACCAATTTCTATTTAGGATTGTCAAGTGATCTTGCTAAAAAGAGATTTGAGAATTCTTGCAAAGGCTGTGCTTTTAATCTACTGGATCCTATTGTTGAGCTGAGGGTTCAGGATGAAAAAGTTCCTGAGTTATCAGCAAGAATGTGCGCCCACTGTGAGGGCTGTGTGTTAAGTTATAAATTACGCCAATCAATAAAACCTTGTGAATTTTGGAAATAAAAACTCGTTATAGTGTTAGAGATTTGGTTTCGGATAATTTGGAAATATTCTTCAAATTAGATGTACTGGGTATCAAAAATATTAATACCGCCATTGATTATTTATCTATTTATGAAACGTATCAAAAATATTCCTGGATCAGGAAGAAATCAGATCGTGAAAAAGTGGTCGCGGATCAATGTAAAATTTCTGTTATTTCAGTGAAGAGGGCTTTGTCATTGATGAATCAAGAGTTAATCATTGAAAATAAAAATCCTACAATGAAGTAGGATTTCTTATTTATGGACTATTAATAGAGTAATCTAAAGATTACCATTCTTCAATTATAGTTGCCAACACTTTTCCAATAGCATCCCCAATTTTTCCTTCTAATTTCCATTTAAAATCGTCCCATTGTTTAGGGGTCATCTGATACTTTTTAAGAATGTCTTTAATTGCCTGGGTAGAGAGAAGCGCATCTAATTTTTCTTTTTTAGAAGGTTTTTTAAGAGCCGTTTGTACACCTGGATCATTGTATAATCTTTTTGCAATATAAGCCATTTTGATAGCCTTTTCAAGTCTTTGCTTAATACCACTAAGGCTAATTCTAGGCTGTACTGCATCCGGTTTATTCATTTCATCGAGCTCCTGTTGAGCTTTTTGGCCTTCAACAATGTATGTTTCTAATTTTCTTACATCTTCGGATGTGAGTTGATAATCTTGAGTTTCCATGGTTATTAATATTTAATGTGAATAGTTTATTTAAATATATAATAAAAATTTTTCACAATGAATTATTTGCTGCTAAAAAACAATTGTTAGCATAAAGTATTTGTAAATCAATAATTTATTTCAAATAATTTGAAAATTAAGCATTCATGAAAAATCAGTGAAAAGAGTATTATAGCCAATACAAAAAATAATTATTTGTAGGTATGAGCTAATTAAGTTCTAATTATTTTTGCCAAAAAGCTTATTAATTTGCCTCATTTTAAAAGCTGCTGTTTCTCTCTTTGTTTCACTGTTTTTATCTAATATCCCGGATAGATTATCAAATTGGAAAGCTAAAAAATATTTTCCTATTGCGGTGTCAAAATATAGATACATATTGCCTTCTGGAAAGGTGAGAGTTAAAGTTTCTATTTTTTCATTTTTAAAATGCTCGTCTATTATATTGTAGATTTTGTTTATTGTTTCGTTATCGATTGAAAACTCAAAAGTATAAATGGTTGTGGGTGAAAATATATTCGTACCGATAACTGTATTAATATCAATATAACTCAATCTAGCTTTATTTTTGTTGGTATATAATTCAAGTCCACCCCAAGGAGTTTTTCCTACTAAATTCCAATTATCAGATGAATCTGTTACAGTAAATTGGGAAAATAGAAGTCCATAAGTGCTTAATAATAAAGCTAATGTGATTTTTTTTCATGGTATTCTTTTAGCTAAAAGTAAAAAGAATAATTGATAATAAACAAATTAATTTTTCAAAACTTAATATCTCCTCAGATGCTTTTATTCAGTTATTTTAATATAGACTTATAGTCCGCTGATACCATGTTTTATTAGCTTTTTATACAATTGATATTCTTTCATACGATACTCATCAAATCCTTCTTTATCAGCAGCCAATTCACCCTTTATTTTGCACCATTCGATATATTCTTTATACTCTTGATCATCCTTTAACTTTTCTTCATGCCTGGTAATATATTTATTAACAGGTGGATTTGATATAACCTCTTTTTTCTTGCCAAAAACAACTTTCGCAATAAGATACAGCCCGATTATAAATAAAATAAATGGTGTAAGCATATAAAAATATATCAAAAATTTGACCAAAACTATTTTAATTGCCTTTCTATAAGCTTATTAAAGTTAGTTTTTTCTATCAGTTATCATGACAAAAATACATTTTTTTCTTCAAAAATTTGTAATAAGGAAAACTCAATTTTTTCATGAAGCATGAGATCAAAATATATGGTGAAATTGTCCCTTTTCAAGGAACTCAAATTGAAAATAGAGGCTACACCAATTTAAGCATTGTTGAAGAGCAACTTAAAAATGCGGATGGTTCAGAACTCCTGGTGAGACTCCATACCGTGGGTGGAGATGTGGATGAAGGCTTTGCTATGTATGCTTCCTTAAGGAGGTATGCGAAAGAAAATAATGTAAAAATTACAACTAGAGCTGATGGTCAGGTAGCCTCAATTGGTACTGTGATATTTCTTGCAGGAGATGAAAGGGTGGGTAGTCCCTATATACAACCTTTCTTTCACAAAGCCCAATCATTACTTGGGGGTGATAATGAACAGATCAAAAAAGGATTGGCTTTAAACGAAGAGGCTAATAAGCGTATCTCTTTACATTATTCTCAGCACACTAATCTCACAGAGCAGGAGGCAATGGAGCTTATGAATGGAGAGACATTTCTACCTCCTCAGGATGCTGAAGAACTAAGATTTACCACGACTACAGAAGAAATTATGCGTCCTAAAGCTTTATTAAGAAAAAAAATAACTAACAATAATATGAATAGTAAAAGCAAAAATAAGAAAGGTCTCTTTCAGGAAATTAAAAATCTGATCGGGATTTATTCTGGTGAAGGTAATACCAATAAAATTGTTTACACGGCAGAAATGAATGAGCTTGATTTTTATCAGTTGGATGAAAATGAAGCGCCTTCAATTGGTGATAAAGCAACTTTCGATGGAAAACCCGCTGGCGAAAGTAATAAAGGAGAATACATATTGCAAGGCGGTGAGACCTACAAATTCACAGGAGAAGAACTCACTGAAATTATCCCAAAAGAAGAATCTGTATCTGACTTACAGCTCGAGAATGAAAATCTGAAAAAGCAAATCGAAGATCTTAAAAAACAGAATTCCGGCCTACAGTCAGAAAACAAAAAGCAAGAAGAAACTATTACGGGTCAAAACATAAAAATTGAAACGGCAAATACACTCATTGCCAAGTTCAATTCATGGGAAATTGATGAAGAGAATGAGAACGAAGAAGCAGAGAAACCAAGAAATCACAGACAGAACTTCAGTGATGTTCCCGTAAGAAACCTTTTCCAAAACATTAAATAAAAAAGTATGGCTATAACAGACAATTTTGTAACCTCATTACTGCCTTTGATTGAAAAACTTTCAGCAGAAGCAGATTTTAGTAAACTTCTCTTTGAGAAAACATTTTTACCTACTGAATTTAACAAAGCAAATACTGTGGTAACAGGAGTAAAAAATGGAAATGTAGTTCCTATTATTACCGATGAAGTAGATTATGAATCTTTTCCATTTGTAGATGCTAATTCCTGTGATACTACTGAATGTAATTTGAACACTAACTACTCAGGAAAAAAATGGGAGTTAGGACTTATTGAATGTAGAATTCCTATCTGCTTGAGAAGCTTCAATGATGACTTCCTCATTTTTTGGAACGATTACAAGATGATTAATCCCACTACGGAAGTTACTAAAAAATATCTAAATACAGCATTAATCCAATTTTTAACGAATAAAGTCAAAAATAACCTTAATGGTGCCAAGTGGAGAGTGGCTTATTTTGGTGATAAGGCCTCTACCTCTGATTACTTTAATGGTTTTAATGGTTTCTTCATACAGGCAGAAGCCAATACATCGTTAGTTGTTCCTATTGCTAAAAATACAGCAGGGACTTATAGTGCGCAGCAAATGACAGGACAGGAAGTCTATGATACACTAGTTGAAATGGAAGAAGTCCGACTGGAAAAAGACTGGAGTGCTACAGGAAATGAAGTGATTAAAATGCCGGAAAAGATGGCGAGAAAGTTTGCTTCTTATCTGAATTCATTAAAGGATAAAGATTGCTGCGACGGTATGGAAAGAATTAATCCTGAAAATATTCAGACTAAATCTTATACAAAAGACAATATGGCATTTCATGGAGTGCCTATTATGCCTGTAAGAGAATGGGATGAGATTATTAACAAAACTTCTGAGCTTAATGGAGGAGGCGGAAATAATCCAAGGGTTCAACCTAATAGAATTCTATGGTCTCCAAAAGAAATACTTCTCGTTGGGACACAGCAAAGAGAAGATCTGGATATGTTTGAAATCTGGTATGATCGAACAGATAGAAAGGTGTATATCGAGGCGGGTTCTTACTTGGGAGCTTCTATTTCACTTAATGAATATGTCTACGCAGCGTAATTAAAATTTAAAAACAAAAACAAATGGCAAATACAATAGTTTGCGCAGAACTTACAGGTGCGATTGATTTAAGCTGCGTTAGAAATATACCTAAGGGATACTTTCAGGAAGCAGTTATTATTAATTTCAATGATATTGACAGAACGGCTTCTGTTCCTGGTAACTTAGATGGGGCAACTTGTGATTATACTATTCAAATGATTCTTACCTCTCTTAAAAAAGGGATTCAGGTAAAGCTACCGGAAAATGGATCAACGATTAAAGGGTCTTATGATAAATCTACAAATGATCAGGGCTTTGTAGAATATCTTCATAAAGTTCAAATCATGGTAGTGGGAGCTTCTTCAGAAACGAAATGTAAATTGGATAAGTTAGATCATGGAAGATACGTAATAGCACTCCAGCTAAGAGACGGAACTGTGGAAGTTTATGGTTGGGAAAATGGTCTTACCACAGGAGATTATACTTATGATATTGTTGAAGGTGGTGGTGGTGCTATTATTCCATTGCAGTCAAAAGATAATGAAAAGGAATCCATGATTCCATTGGTCTACAAACCTCAAACAGGCGGAGATCCGAATGCTGACTTTAATGAACAATTTGAAGCAGCCTAATGTATACTATCGATGATTTAATAAAAGCAGGTAAAAGTCAGGTCAGACACACTGCTGACCTGATGACTGCTTACATGGGGCTGTTCAAAGAGAAATTTGGACGAGAGCCTGATTGTGCAGGATGTACCTTTAATAATGATTGGAATAGGTTAATCACTTATTCAAACCAAAAAAATCAAAAAATTATGTCAGATCCTAATATTACATTTCAGCTAAGAGATAAGAGCAAAATATACTCTTATGATTTCCAACATAAAAATGGAAGAATGATCCGTACAAGAGTGTACGGACATATGATGAGCGAAGAATTCGCAGAAAAATATCTTACAGAAGGAAACGAGCGGCAGCTTCAAGAAAGAAAAGCAGAGTTTAAAATTTTACCCATAAAATTCATAGAGGAAGAAAATCTTTCTAATGATATATTGAGTAAAAATACTTTAAAAGAACTTCAACAACTGGCAACTGAGAAAAAATATCCAGAAGATGAGTGGAAAAAATTGAAAAAAGAGGAGTTGATTGTTTTTTTGGAAGCAAAAGAATTAGAAGTATAAGCATATTTACATGTTAGCCCCTAAAAGAAAAACAACGGAAATAAAAAAATCCCTTAGAGCAGAAAATATAGAATTGTTCACGAGGAAAATTTCTATTGCAGATGATGATAAGAAGATTTATGTAAGGGATGTAGACAATCTTTATCCTTTACGAATAGAAAAAATTATTAATAATTCCCCCACCGCAAAGAAGTGTGCTAATCTCATGGCAAAATATATTGCCGGAAATGGGAACGAGGAAAACTTTGTAGTGAATAAAAAAGGAGAGACTATTAATGATCTTATTTCATCTGCGTCTGTTGATATTGCTTACCAATATGGAGTGTATTTTAAGCTCAAATATACTCTTGACTTAGAAAATTCTATTAATGATATAATAATTTTTAAACCCGAAAGTATTGAGGTCCTTGATTATGTTCTAATGGCCAAATCGAAAGAAGATGATGATGATTTTCCTGGCAAATATTATGTTATCAAAACAGAAGATAATTGTTTAGGGGCTCATAATGATCAGGCCATTTGGTATTATCCTTATTCAAAGGATCAAAAAGTGATCAAAGCACAAATGAAACAGGATTGCAAGGCTAAAGAAATGGAGAATCCTACTATTTCACAAATGCTTCAAAACTATAGAGGACAGGTGTATTATATGAATCTGACCCCAAAATATATTTATGCATTACCACTTGTTGATTCTGTTTATAATGATTGCGATTCTGAATATAGAATTGGCTTATATAATAATACACAATCAAGGAATGGATTTCTGGGAAAGATTGTCGTAAAAAAGTATGAAACTGATAGGGAGGAAGATGTAGAGTTTAAGGACACGGTAAAACAATTTTTTGGTGCTGAAAATTCTTCTGATGCTCTTATTGTTTCTGTCCCGGAAGCAGGAAATGAAGACTTAACTAAATCGTTTGTGATTGATCAGATCAAACCCCAATTTGATGATAAGTTATTTGAGACTACCATTGTCAATATCCGTGAAAATATCATGGGAGCATTTAATAATGTTCCAGAGCCACTCATTAAGGCAGGAAATGGAGCATTGTTTGGAACCAATGCAGAGACCTATAAGGAAATGAAAAGGTTTTATTGGGAGCAGAATGAAATGGAAAGGTCTAAGTTAGAACAAACTCTTAGAATGTTTGGTTTTAAGGTGAATATTTTACCTATAAAAGGTGTAGAAAATGGAGTGTAACAACATTGAAAATTACTTACACGCTTCAGAATTTAGTTGTGTAGGACTTATTGCTTCACATTGTGACCTTAGTAAGCTATGTATCGCTACCGAAGAGGCAAAAATATTTGATATAATTCCTTTATTCTGTTTTGATTTTGTAGATGATGTTTTGGCTCATTGGAATATGGAGCTCACAAATCCAGACTATGAAAAATATGCAACTTTAATCTGTGGTGGTTCTTACCTTGATAGTTATGGCAAAACCCAACTCAACTTGGGGTTTAAGAAGGTTTGGATATACTATTCCTATGCTCATTACCTGTTATTAAATCAATTTAATGATACGGCTAATGGAGCGGTAAAAAAGCAAAATGAATGGTCATTGCCCACTCCACTTAAAGAAGTGAATGATTTTTCTAATAAATACAGAAATATGGGAAAAGAGGCTTTTCAAAGTGTAAAGGATTACTTATGTCAAAATAAGAGCTCATTTCCCAAGTTTGATGATTGTCATTGCAGATTAAGTTGTGGATGTAATGGGAAATGCAGCTGTGGAAATACGAAGAAGATGAGCGGATTTAAATTTTCAACCATAAGAAAATGATGAATTTCAAAATCATTAACAGTCGGAGGTTTTCTATTGGAGTGGATCTTTACAAACGGATGTATTATGCACAGATAAAAAGTAATGGACTGATCAGAATCTCTCATGTTCTATCAGGAAAAATTCTTTTTGAAAATGTAGATTCCGATGAAATTCTGATTGATGGAAATCCCATGCTAAGTATTAATGAGCTTCAACAAATTATTTATAATACCAGTTGTGATTGTGATCCTGAAGCCGAAGATGAATTTAAAATATTTGACAGAACATTTGATAGCACTTTTGAATAAATGAGTGAACAAAGTATACAAGAAAAATCTCTTGAAATTAGAAATGAAACTCAGGAGTATGCAAATACCAGAGGAAAAGTTGCTGATGTCTTTGATGATATTAATGTAACTAAGTCCAATAAGACCACAGAGACTATTATGGGTCCTGATGCAACCTTTAAGTATCTGTATATTCTTGATGAAAACAATAATGCGAAAAGAATGTTAGCAGGTGATTTAGGTAAAAACCTAGCTAATTCAGCACTAACTTCCATTCCAGGAGCTGGACTTTCATTGGGAGCCAATTGGACAGTTAACACTTCTGGGTTTTATTATAGCATTGTTGGCTTAAGTGATAAATCTTCCGATAATACCTTTAATAGAATGATGGTACAGGATTCTTCCGGGCAAGTTGCAAGGAGTAATGGGAAAAACATAATGATGAGTTTTCCATCACTTCTCAATGATACTGAAAAGATAGAGTGGAGAAATGGAATGAGACTTACGGGCGAAAATTTCTCTATCGGTACGCCCCAGATTGATGTTCTCCTGCTTCCATTTATTGATAATACCAAAGACTTCGTTCAATATACAACCCTCGTGGGACAAAATCTTTTTGTAGATAATGTAACCCCTAATGCTTATATTAAAATCAAAAGGATTAAAGATGAGAATGGAGCAAATTTGCCTATCCCTGAAGTTTATGATGTAGATAATTTTACTGTGCTACAAAATTTCCCAAACAACCTAAATTTTGGAATAAATTGGTTTACCAAACCCGAAGGATATTACCAGGTATTCGTTACTCATAACAACTTAACCAATGCCAGCTCACCTGAACTTATTGTTAAAGCAGGACTTACCTACAGCCAGTTTAATGGAATAACCAACTGGGTAATTAATAGTGGATCTGGAACGGTCAATGATACCGAAATTGCATTGGGACAACCATGTAATGCTACGACAGATGAGCTTATATCTATAGCTGATATTAATGCAGGATTTATGGTTTCATATTCAGTAAACAATGGACAGGCAAATAATGGAGCTAATTTCGTTACTCCATGGCAATGTGGTTTGATAGGTAGTGATAATGTATTTTATGGCGTTTCGTATTCTGGACAAGCCGGAGAATGGAAAATAAGTAATGGTCCTGAATTGGCTCTTACACGGAACGATACTATTCATATTGCTTACTATAATGGTGTGGTGTATGTCATTGCCGAAGGAAATGGTAAAACTTATCAACAGTTTAACGGAACCTATAATCTTTATCCAAGATACTTTATAGCCACTCGAAGCACGGGAGGGATTGGCCCATTAAGTATGACCTTGCTGGGAAAAATTCTATTGTCTTAAAAAAATAAATAATGAACGAACATTTAAATATACCTACGGAAATCCAACATACAATTGACGACATTATGAATGTTCCTTTGGATTTTGTAGAACTACCCATGACTGCACATCCAAAGCTCCCTCAATTCAACAGAACCATAAGGGTTCTGAATATGGAAGCTAAATCCAAACAGGAATTCATTGTGCTAGGGTATGAGCAGGTTTTACGAGATAAAGAAACGGGGGAAGAGATTAATATCAAACTATCGACTCCTGAGTGGATAATTTATAAAGAAACATGGTCTTATTTGCTAGGATCTGATCATTTACCTATTGAACTACCTTATAAAGATGATATTACGAAAAAAGACAAAGTAAAAATTCCAAGCTATAAATACATGCTTTGGCTCATCAAAAATGATGAAGCAGGATTCTTACAACTCATTGAATATTATCTGAACATTTTTATTAGCACCAGACAAGAAGAACTGGACCAACTATAAACTTCAAACAGTATGAAAAAACTCTATTCAAAAGGAAACTATCTCTTTATAGTGTTTCCTGACGGACGGGAGATTATAAAACCCAAGAAATTAATCCTTTTCTACCGACTCAATGAAACGGAATTCTTTAATTACAGAACACCGGATCAGGAATTTAATCATACATATAAATGGGATGAATTTACCAAAGAAGATGATTCTCCCTTTGCTGATATTGATGAATTTGAAACTTTTATAACAGAAAATACAGCAAATTTTAATTCGGGGTCGGCTTTTGACCCCCAGAATTATGATTTGAGTGATTTTACCAATACTGGTTCAGATCCTTTTGTACAGGAATCTGATTTAGCTAATAAAGCGGATTTGGTAGGTGGAAAAGTACCGGCATCTCAGCTTCCAAGTTATGTAGATGATGTTTTAGAATTTGCAGATTTGGTTTCTTTTCCTAATCCTGGAGAAGAAGGGAAAATATATGTTGCTTTAGATACCAATAGAATATACAGATGGAGTGGATCAGCGTATATCGAAGTATCACCAGATACGGATCATTTAACTCAAAGATCTGTAATTCAAAATGTAACTTATACTCAGGATTCCACTAATTATTATATCAGGGGGCAAGTATTGCATTTGGCTAAAGATCAAACGGCAATCAACTTTGCTCCGGGAAATTTGGCATTTTACCTAAATGGAAATTTACAAACCGGTACAGGGATTTTAATAGACAGAGAGGGGAGTCCTACACCTTTATTGTCTACTACATCTTCATTAAATGATATGAATGGAAGTACAACGACAGCAGGATATGCCTTCATTCCGTTTATTATTACTATTCCTAAAGCCACTAATACTTCCGTTTTGTATTATAATGGAGATGGTTATATATCCTTTGTATTAAACTATGATAGTTTTAGTCCTGATCATCTCATATCGACTCCTCTACATGTAATGCGTGCTGTTTTTACAACTTCATTAGGAATGTTCTTGCCCTTAGTAGGAGGGACTATGTTAGGAGCCATAAACTTTCCTGCCAGTAGTTCAGTACCTGTGTCTTTAACCAGAACTTTTGCTGGAGTAGCAGGTACATCTGGATTTGCAAGAGATTTTACTCAACTCAGAGACAATACCGGAATTTTAGATTCTTTTGGACACTATGGGGTTTATACTGATGGTGTTATAAATACTTGGCATGGATATATTGGGGGGCAATCTTATCTCACAAAAAATGCTTTAAAATGGGATTCTAATCAAGCTGTGATTATTGGGTCTACAAACAATGCTATGCTTCCTACAGCAGGTTATGCTTTAGATATTGTAGGGAATAAATTGGTTAGGGGGAATATTGATTTTACAGGAAATTTAAATACAACCAGCGGAGATTTACTTATTCAAAGACTGGGAGTAACCGCCTTGAGGGCCAATACTGCAGACACCATACTAGCAGGAAATGTTCCCACAGGTATTATTTATTTAAGACCTCAAGGAGATGCAGCTTCAGAGGGACAAGTGATTATTAATCCCAATAACACCCAATTTGTAACTGCCTATAATCTACTATTTGGAGCCCAAACAATTTCAGGAGCTTCTCTATTTCATACAGATGTAGCAGCGGATTCAATAAGGGGCTATGGATTATGGATCGGGCAAAATTTACAATTTAATGGGACAGATTTTATTCAACCCAGAGGAGATTTACCTTCTTATGGTTTTACGGTAAATAATCATAAAAAGTTTTCTTTTAACAGAGGAGCAAGTACGGGAATTAGCGGAAGTTCAGTAACTCTTACAGAGTTGGTAAGTATTAATGATAACGGTGTAATAACTACATTAAATACAGGGAATAGCACCCAGTGGAATAATAAACAGGAACCACTTGTAAGTGGTACCAATGTAAAGACTGTGAATTCTAATTCTTTATTAGGGAGTGGAAATATTAATATTCCAGTACCTCCTGTACAATTTGGAACTTCCTATACTAAGGAGTGGAATGGGGCTGTTACCACAGCGACTAATACCGCTGTTTTTAATATATCGCCTGCCTCTTTCTCCGGTATTTCTAATATCTCAGTAGGCACAGAGCTAATTGGGGCTGGTGTCAATAATGCTCCTATTGGAGTAATCACAGCAAAAAGTTTAACGAGTATCACTGTTTCCTTGTATGAAAGCAAGAATACTGGTGTATTAATAGGTGGTAATATTGAAGGATTAGAGGATCATTCAGTGGCGAATACTGTCGTGTATTTAACAGTGAAAGGGAATTAGAATTAGTTAATAACTATAAATAGTAAATATAAGGAAGTTTAAAATCCTTCATAAACTTAAATCAGGGTAATATACTAAATAATCATAGGATTAATAATGAAAAATTATACTCAGGCACCTTTGCCTTTTCAGGGACAAAAACGTCGTTTTTTAAAACAATTTAAAGAAGCTTTAAAAGAATTTTCCCCTACAGCTACCTATGTAGATTTATTTGGAGGTTCCGGTTTGCTTAGCCACACGGTAAAAAATGTATATCCCAATGCAAATGTGATTTACAATGATTTTGATAATTATTCTCAAAGACTTAAAAATATTGATAAAACAAATGCTTTACTATCAGATATTCGAAAAATTTGCATTGACAATACTAATGATATACGAAAGGAGAAGCTAAGTGAAGAACTGCAAGGGAAAATAATCAATAGAATCAGTGAAGAAAAAGCCTATGTAGACTGGATTACTATTTCCTTATCTCTTCTTTTTTCTATGAATTATGCCACTAGCTTTGATCAGCTTAAAAAAGAAAGATTCTACAATAAAGTACGGTTAAGTAATTATGAAACTGAAGGTTATCTGAAAGGAGTAAATCGTGTTAGAAAAGATTATCAGGATTTAGTGAATGAATATAAAAACAAATCTAATGTTGTTTTTTTGGTAGATCCGCCTTATTTATCTACCGATACAGCGACGTATAGTCGTTTGGATTATTGGAAGCTAACCGATTACCTGAATGTTTTAAAGTCTTTTCAAGATACTTCATATTTCTATTTTACAAGTAATAAAAGTCAGATTATAGAGCTTTGTGAGTGGATGCAGGATAATGGATATTGCAAAAATCCTTTTGATGCAGCCATTACGGTAAAGGCAGGGACTCATGTAACGCATAATGCAAGCTATACCGATATTATGATGTATAGAAACAATGCTGAAAAGGTCTAAAGTACAATCAAAAATAAATCATCAATTGTGAAACAAATATTATTTGAAAACTTTGGAGCTTTTATCGGGGCAATTCTAACAGGTATTGTAGGGTTTTTATTTGGAAAAAAGAAGTTGCAAGCTGAGGTTGCCGGAATGTCTGCAGACAATGAGGGTAAGGAGATTGAAAATGCTGATAAGTTGGTCAAACTCTATAAAGAAGCGCTCGACGATTTGGGTAATCGATATGAAATAAAATTTAAGGAATTGGCGTCTATGTATGATAGTAAAATAAAATTCCTTGAAGATGAGATCAATTTGCATAAAATTATTATAGCCCAATTAAAAGAAGAAAATATTGCATTGAAACAAAATAAAAATAGTAGTATTACATACTAA